TAGATTCTGGAAGATGTTCTTGATCATACGTTAGCGTTGCGAATACTGCTTTATCGTAAGATAAGCTTTCATGGTATATCCGAATGTACCATTCTCTGCTTTTTGCAATTTTACACGTGCGGCACTGGCCGCACGGTAAAGTCATACCCTTGATTAATCGAGGGTGAGTGCATTGCATTTACAGTCTCACTCCGCCTCTTGAGCTGACGGCGTACCTTCTTAGTTTTCTAGCTTTGCCTCCAGATCCGCGCCTTCTTCTTGATTTTCTGAAACCGGAACTGCGTTTTTTTCTGAATCTCGCCATTTTTTAAGCTCCTTTTATGATGTCTATTTCTCGGTCAAGTACGATTTTGTTACCAAGAGTTATTTTCACAGATACTATGTCTCCCTTGGTATATCTCAAATGGACTTCTACATTACGTAGAATAACTTTTATAATTCGCCAGAACATGGTCTTTACTCCTTAACGGCTTGGTACGAACTGCCTTATTAGGCCGCTGATAAGTTTTAAGGCAGTATTTCCTGTGGCTTGTCCTCCGAGTTTTTCCCAAACCTTCATGTCCATTTCTTTCATCTGGTAGCCTATTTTGTAGCTTAGGTATTCTAGTAGTTTCGGTGTTAGTGCGTACTCTTTTTTGCCTACCACATGCCATTGATCACGGACGTATTCTTGCATTGCTGATAAGTCGAAGGCTTTGATGCTATCCATTTCTTTTTTATAAAATGCCGAGTCTGCCTCGGCATTTGACTTCAGGATAGTTGATTCCACTGTGTTCGACAAAACTTTGTTTTTAGATATGAACTCTTGGATTTTTTGTGAGTTGAGCTCAACGGTTTGTGGTGTAGTTCGATTGATCAGGTTTGTTTCAGCGTCTGTTTTGTTTATTTGTGACTGGATAGCAAGCATATCCATTGCGGTGCGGCCTATGTCTCGCATGTGGCCGAGTGCTTGTGCTTGCATCTGTTTTCCAGTTGTACCTTGTTGTGGTGTGCTGATTTTTACAGCGTCTCCTGCTCTGGCTCCTTGGCCGGCGGCTAGTATTGGGCTTAGTCCCGCGGCTTCAAGATCTTCTACACGTCTTTGGATGGCCGTATCCTCTCTGTTAAATATCCTTTCCTGTAGGTTTTGTTGATATCGTGCCATGCGTTCTTGGAACTGTAAGTTTTGTAGGTCGATATCGTTGGCTTCGCGGCCAAGGTTATAGTTGCCCACAGCCGATCCTATGTTTCCAAACAGATTTCCGATTCCAATTAAGGAACCTATACCCTCGTATAAACCCATTTATACCTCCCGCATTATTACACTACTTGATGTTAATAATGCTAATTGACAGAATTATCTGTCTTTTCATTAGAATCTTGACTCATTTTTTTGTCAAGTTCTTCCATTTTTTTCTTAAAGGCTTTTTCAGCTTCGATCTGTTTTTTAGTCTTAGATATGTTGTTATTGGCAGTTTCTAAGATTCTTGAGGCGTCTGCCAGATCGAAATTTGGGGCTCTGGTGGGGTCTATAGCCCCATCAGGCACTTCTACGCCAATACCGTAGTCATATTGCTCCTTTCGGTATTCTTGAAGCCTGACGCCCGCGTCTCGGTATTTTGCTATCATCATTTTAGTAGGTTGGTGTGCTTGTTCAACGAAAATAGTCTGTTCTTCTGGTTCTGGGACTTCAATAGGTCTTGGAGTCCACCATGTGTAATGGTTTTTCTGGATCATTTGATACTCCTTTAATTGTGGTCTAGGTAGCCAGGCATTGCCATAATCGGCAATGGTCGGACTGCTTTTATAATGTTGCCGACAGTGACCATCATATGTACTGAGGCACTTGCGGCAAAGGGTGTGTTACGAATACCACCGGTGAAACCGGCACTATATCTTGATCTTATAAAGTTTTCGTTTAGTACTGGAACCGCGGCGAACTCTCTCGCGAAAGTCCAATAATTTAGGGCTTGACTGGCTGCAAAGTCGCTGCAAACTATGTTTTTTTTAACTCTCATCTCATTGTGTCTACCTTGGTATCCAAACACGACGTTGTTTTCTGCAGGTACTGCAGTGGTTCTTAATTCCCCAGTTAAAACTGCTTGTTCTGAAAGGTTTGCAAACTCTGGAAAGTAGAAATCGTAAAGCGTGTTTTTTGTCCATTGTCGGTCTTGGCCTTGAGAATAACTGGTTCTCGGTAGGACTGAGAGTATTGATATTATCAATCCGTATTCTTTTACTCGATACTTTCCTATCTTTTTTCCGTTCACCGAGATTCCGTGTCCTCCCATGGTTCCTAAGTCCGTGGCGGCTGATTCTGAAGTCTGAAGTACTTCACTGATAATAACTGGTGCTTTTAAACCTCCTATATATTCAGGTCTGTTTAAGCGGTCATCCCGTACTGTAACGCCGAAGTGACTATTGAGGAACTCTGTGTAGCGAGTGCCGGCTCTTGCGTTACGTTCCATCCATTTTTGAACTTGGACTGCTAATCTTATGTCGTTTATGTCGAATGTTATTCCGCTTGCTAAGTCAACTTCAAGGGACGGATCGCCCCATCGTGCGTCATTTGTTACCGATGGACTTGTACCGATTATGACGGTACCGTTTGTAGCAGTTCTGACTATATCGTTCGTTGCATCGCCTTCGTTGTGGAGAGTGATATCCGCATCTTTTCCGTCGATGTCGATTATTCCGCTGATTGGTAAAGCGGGACTAGTTCCTCTTTGTTGCCAAGGTCTTGCCGATGTAAAGTAGTCTTTTTCCCACGGTCTCTCTAATACGGCGTCATTCGTGGTTATGTCCAATTCTGTGCCAAGATCAACGTCTCGATAATACTCATTGAATATCATGTTGTAAGCGCGCTTAGGAAAGTCCACGGGCCGGGATGTTGCTCCCGGATCAATACCTATATGGAATCCGAAATAATCCCATAGGCTGTATTTAGCTGTGCTGGCTGGTGTCCAGTATGGTAGGGCAATGTCTGTGTCTCCATCGGATCCGCCGATGATAAAATCTTCAAAATTGCCATCGTCGCCGAGCTCCTCAGTCATTAAGATTCTGTAGGGTACAAAAAAAGTGTGTTCATACATATTCACTTCGTCCATGATTGGACTGACTAAAGGCATTAATCTAATAACTATTTGTTTGTTTATGTCGAATATGTCGCCCGGTACGACTTCATCGCACATTGTAGGGTATAGGTTTCCGAAAAATCCGGTAAACTTCTTAGTATACGAAAGGTCAAATACCGATCTTCCTACTTTCGGAACGCCTACTTGATTAAAAGTTTTATTCATTTATTCTTCCTCTAAATCTTTAGTATAAGACAATTTAACGTCTACATTCGATAAGTTTCCTGTGACGAAATTGGTTTCATGGTCGATTTCTCCCACGCAGTATAGTTCATAGTCTGCTAAGTTATCTGGTGAGGTTTTTTGCATAAAGATATTGTAATTTCTTAAGGCCGTTCCGTCGTTTTTTGCCTCGAAAATGGGTCCGCTTTCTTCTGCTACTTTGTCATAGATTACGTATAGTTTTTTCATAGTTCACCCTTATTGAATAATTTGGATTTTGCATCGAGATTCAGTTCTCTTTGGTTACGTTTTGATAGTATTCGTGGTGTAATTTTGAGTGGGTCTAATTTTTCGTATAATTTTTCCATGTCTTTTATCGATTTTTCTTGTCCTTTTTTTTGCATAGGTTCTTCAAGTTCAAGTTTTTTTACGTAATATCTTGGAATCCCTACTTCATTTCCGTTGATTGTACAGCCAAGTTTTTGTGTAAAGTATTCGCGGTTTTCTAGTGCATAGTTAAGTCCGAAACCTTTTGAAGTAAGGCTAAATGGTTGTTGTATAGCCTCTTGCTTGGCAAGTTCTCCATTCTTTTTATTGAATATGTAGTCCGTTACGTATCTGATTGAATGGCGGGTGACTGTTCCTAAAATCACGTTTCCTTTATTTTGCCAAGAGTCGAATAGTATTCCTGATTTGGCTATGTTGATTTTTTTTCTATTGTCTTGATGTATTTCTGTTGCGTGGTCATTAATGCTTATACCTAATATAATTAAGTGGTAGTGTGGCCTCCTTGTTTGTGTCCCGTATTCGCCTGCAGCGTAGTATTTTAATTTAACATCTGTCTTTGTTCTAACTCTCTTTATGTAATTCTGTATTTCAGTTTTACTTATCTGGTTAGATTCTGGAAGATGTTCTTGATCATACGTTAGCGTTGCGAATACTGCTTTATCGTAAGATAAGCTTTCATGGTATATCCGAATGTACCATTCTCTGC